GTTCGGTGAGGATGTAGCCGTCCTCACCGTCCAAGTTGATGTTACCATACACCACTTCACTGACGTAAGCTTCCGCGTTCGCTCCCGTGGAGCTAATGAACACAACGGGATCGCCGACTACGTAGCCGTCTCCCCCAAAGTCCACGCGCACAGAGCTAATCGGACCATCAGAGACGGACGTGACGACACCCGCAGCGCCGTAGCCTTCTCCCAACCCTGGTCCCTCGGAGAACGTCACGATGTCGCCAACAGCGTATTGCTCACCTCCGCTGAGAACGTTAACACCTGTGACGACAGGAAGAATGGTTGTGTGAATGACGGGTTCGCTGTCGAGGTTCCACACGTCTTGGTCGGGCGCAAACGTCCCAACAATAGAGCTACGTTTGAGAACTAGTTCGTTGACGAAGAGGTATTGCCCGTAGGCTTGCCCGAGAACCGTTGTCCGGATTCTGTCAACTTGTGCCATTCCCGTAGCCGTCTTGATCTGCTGACCAAGGTAGCTAGATTCAAGTTGCTCATTTTCGTATCCGTTTGTTGGGGCCCCGACCTTGATGGTGGTCTCTTCAAGCCAAGTTCCGTCACTGGCTTTGAGGATGTCCTCACGAGGATAGTATATCGCGGCTGGTTCGTTGAAGAGGACTCGGAAGAACCAGACGACGGTATCTTCCACACTCTTATGGGTGTAGAGATATCGGAGTGTGTCAACGAATCGCTGTGCGCTGATGAATGTTCGCCGCGGGAAGTTCTTGGCGAACATCCGAAGAAAGTGCGGAGCGAAGTCATCCAACGTCGTATCAATGTCCCGATACTCCAGAAACTTACGCATCTCATAGGCAGTTCCCCCGAGCACATCCGTCGTCAGGATTTGGTTGTTGACCAGTGCGCCGTATTCGCTGCTGATGGTCTCTGTTCTGAACGTTCGCTCCTGTTCCAAATACAGCAGGAACAGCTTTACGAAGTCCACGAACATTGGATACTCTGCCCGGGCAAACTCCGGAATCGCCGTCTCTATGAGGTTGTAAAGGTCCTCACCCTCTTGATAGCGTCTCATAGGTTATGGGAGAATCCCACCCGCAAAGAAGTCCTGTTGATCCTCTAGTGTAGCCGTCAAGTCGTTCAAGAGCTGCACCTGAATATCTGTATCGTCCAGCGTGAACAATTGGTTCAACGTCGGCGTAAAGTCAAACGCGGCTGGCACGACCTCAATCCGCACATCAAGCTCCCCGTTCTCAATCGCCAGAGGAGCGAAATTGTTCAGGATGACAAGTCCAGTGTCTACATCTACTGTCCCGATGCTCCCGGTAATTGTCGCAATCTCTCCCGCGTTCGTGCGGTGCGCGACGTAGATGATACCAAGCTGTTCATAGAGGAAACAGTTAGGTACCGTCTGGCCACCCACGTCCGCGGTGTAGTCAAAGCGATGCGACAGCGCCTCCAGAATGACGGACTCCGCACCGGTGCGACGGATAGGTGCACCGAACTTGAGCGTGAACTGGTTAGACACTCCGAGTTCTGGATAGATGCGCTTCTCCAGGTCTACGCGAGTCAAACTACTCACAATCGCTTCATCTGTATCGTCAATGACGCGAGTAAACTTGGAGAACCGGAACGATGTATCAAACTTCTCTATATGCTCCTCGGCATACGCAGATACGCTATCCTTGACCGCTTGCTCCAATTGAATCTTCGTGCGCGTTGTCTGGCGGGGGTCGTAGCGAACAGACGTGATGACACGCATATACACGTAGTCCGGGTCAATGACGCTTGGGAGCACCCCGATAACCGTATGTGGCTTGATGATGTCGTTCTCAATGAACGCACGGATCGTGTCCGTGAACTTCATCCCCACCTTGGGTTTGAGCACGATGTAGACGTGTCCGAACTGTGGACGGTTGAGGGGGTCTAGCGGGTTCCCCTCTTCGCCCCCGAAGACGTTGATCGCAGCAATGTGCTCACCGTATTCTTGGAGGATAATGGCTTTATAGTCCTCTGCGGTAACGCAGCGGTTTTGGGCTTGGTAGACAAGCGGGGCCATGAAGCGTGCGTTGTCGAGCGTCTCGGCATCTGTTCCCCCAAGGCTGGGTTCCGTGTTCGAATCCGCATACGTCGCGCCCCGCGAGAACCCCGTAATGTTTGCGTCCCCGATAGTGAACGGGCCCCGAACGTTGTTGCCCCCGGTACCCTTGCTGATGAAATACTCCGCTACGATGACGTTTCCTACGTCCAAGGCAGCACCGATCACGTCATTTCCGAACTTGAGTTCCGGATAGCCATCGTAGCTCTCCTGCACGAAGAACACCGCATCATTTGGTCCAATCGTCAAGTAATTCGTTGCGCGGTTAAATGTCGTATAGACGTTGCTGTTTTCCGTTTCCTGCACTGTCACGCGAATCGTACCATAGTCAATGTTTGCGTTTGGAATGACGAATCGTTGCGTGGGGTCCGTCGTCACGACAAACCGGTATTCTAATGGAGTGCCCTCAACGAGCAACACGTTTTGGTTCTCGTAGTAACCGGACTCTGTGTTTGCGGTCAGAATCTCATCGTCAGGATTGTGAAACACAATATCGCTGTTGGCAGACAACGTGAACTGCGTCAAACGCGGGAGCATCACGGTTGAAGCATCCGTGTTCTCCAGTTGAATGGCAACGTTTGCATAGAGACGAGCGGATTTGGTCCCCGAAATCTCATACCCGAGCATCCGCGCATGAGACGCGACAGAACTCCGTAGCTGCGCGGTGTCGAGGAATGATTCGTTCACCGCCGCGGACAGATAGTAGTTCTGGTAGAAGACGACATACGCCAGCACGCGAGAGAGGAGTCGAAGACCGCTACCCGCAAAGTCGTAGTCCGTGAACTCCGGGTCTGTTTTCATGAACGCGACTAGATTCTCCAGAATCACATCATAGTCGAGTTCAGCGATGTTGATTTGAGTTGGTGTTGGCATGAATCTCTCTTATCTGATGCGCTTCAAAAAGACACTGAACGTCGCGGATTGTGCCGTGCTGATGATCTCAATCTCCAAGTCAATCCTGTAAGCGTTGTTCTCTTCGTCCGGAATAGCCACCAGTGTGATGACTCGCGCTCTCGGTTCATACGTATCGATCACTGTCCGAAGCTCCGTCTCAATCATACTTGTCGTGATCGCGTCAATCGGCTCAAAAAGAAGTCGCTTGAGGCTGGTCGCGAACGATGGGAAAAACGGCACTTCTCCAGCGTGCGTAGACAGAAGCACCTTGATAGCACGGATAACCGCGGCCGCACCCGTTAGCGCCACGATGTCGTTGGTGACGGGGTTCATCGCCATCGACAACGAGATGTCCTTATACTCCCGAACGTTCTGAAAGACAACATCTGCCATACTAGTATTTAGCTCGTCTTCGTAGGATCTATCGTAATGGACCGCCATTCGGTCGTAAACTCATCTCCAGGGTCAATTGGCGCCTTCCAGCGGGAGGTTGTCACGATGTTTGACGAATTGGCTGTGCGGGGCGCCGGCGTCCACTGCGGAACAAACACTCCACGGGGGCCAAGAATCTGGTAAAGGAGTCCGTTGGAATAGCCTACCCATTGACCGGATAGGTTGTAGCCCCCGGCATTGAATCCTGGCCAGCCCCCGGCGTTCCCCCGTTCACCCCGGTAGTTGATGAAGAAATCCTCTTGGTCGTCCGCAAGCTGCACGCCCCGCGAGTTAACCGGCGTCACCGTGAGTCCAACGCCCTCTCCCCGGAGTTGCCACACCACGCGAATGAGAATCTGAAACGCTTTTTCCTCGTCTGTCAACCCCTGAATGTAGGGGTTCATAACATCAGCAATACGCTGAATCACATCCACATACTCTGGTCTGGGCTTATTGACAACGACCTCCGAGGTCATGTCCGTCACTTCATCTGTTACAATCGTCTGTTTGCTCCCGCGAGAGTCCCGCGCCTGAATAGCTGTCATGCTATCCAAAATCATCTTGTCCACCTCGGACCGAGCACGATTGATTGCCGCGGCCTCTTCCCCCGTGTAGTCCTCAATCATCCCGAGTCCTTCGTGGAACTGATCCGCGTAGTCCTTCGTGAGCACTTCTCCGCGCAGGGACGTGGGCGAGAACGATACGTGAATCCACGGCTTTCCGTCGCCCGCCTTCGTGTAGTTCAGAATGAGTTGGTCAAACGCGAGGTTGTCCCGCATCCACGACGCGCATTCATACAGAAGCGCATCGTCCTGGTTCTTGATTTGGATATCCACCGCCTCACCAAGCTCATGCTGTCCGACGCCAGAGTTTCCTTGCCGAAATCCACTCTTGATAAGAATATGCGGATACTGCGCCTTCAGGGGCTCAAGAATGTTCGTCGCAAGCAACGTCAAGCGATACGCAATCTCGTCTTCGAGGAGCCCGTTCTGTGCGGTAATAACGGACTTGGGATTGAGGGGCGCGGCCGCCGCGGTGGACCCTCCCGTGAGGAACACACGCTTCTCAACGTCCGCAATGTTCTTAAAGTTCCCACCAGACCCAACGTTCGGAAGCTGGAGTCGGGGCACGGTTACGTCAATCTCCGTAATGATGAGTCCCGCTGGGCTGTCAAACTCATCCGTGGCATACGCGATGCGTATCTTATTCTGCCAGGCAATCGCGTCCATGTAGAACACTTGCCCGACGGCATTCAAACGATAACCAAGTAACGAGTCGTAAGGATGTGCGACGATGCCGATGCCGCATTCATAGACAATCCACTCTTCTTCCTTGATGACGACACGCTTGGGACGGTGAACTTTTCCGACTTGGCCAACGGGTACACGAGCGTTGAGAGCCCTGATCTCTCCGTCCACCGTCCACATCGCGGACGTGGGTCCGAGCACCCTAAAACCCGCCATAGCCTCTCTAGGACCGTCTGTAATTCGTCCGTCCGTCGCGTAGAGACGACATCCGAGTCCGTCTGAATATACCGGCGTAATGGCAATCGTGCCGTCGCTTCCAACTCCCCGGAGTCCGGCATAACTGTCGGCAATGTCACCGAACAAGCCTGTTATGCCGTCCCCAAGCCATCCGCACCACCGACTACCACCAGCTTCAAGAACGCCGGCACCATGATTGGCGAGCACTTCTTTCTTACCGGTAACCAGATTGGTAGACTCTACACGCACTTCGTTGGGGTCCAGTGGGTCTAGCACGTTCCCCGTCACATAGATCACGGTGTCATCGTCTAACCACTTTGCGAGACCACCATAACCCGCGACCGTGATATTTCCATCAACAACGCAAGAGGAGCGGGCTGCTCCCTGCACAACTCGTCCGGTATTAGGGTTTAGGATGGCCATGGTAACATTCCACTTTCCGGAATTGTCTTTGATCTCACTTCGTATCCCACTCCAATTGCTTGTGTCGGGAGACCCCCGCTCACACCACCACTTCCGAGCACACCCTGCACTGTGAGCGGTGTATTGTTTGCGGTGAGTGGGCCCGCCTGTCCTTCGTCCCGTCCAAGTTCCACTGCTGCATCCAGTGGCGTCTTCTTAACGGATACGATGTCGGAAGCGTGCTCCGTATCCACGAGATCCGCAAACGTGAATGACGTATCCCCGAGTGTCTGTGTGGCAGTATAGTTGAACTTTCCCGCAAACTGTGAGTAGTCCAAGAACTCCACGCGTGGTGGCTGTTCTGACGCGGATTCCGTCACGACATTGGTGAGCTTTCCACCCAGGGCTCGCGTATCACTTGTTACTCCATCTAACTTACCCTGCAAATCCATGTGCGCGGAATACATCTCGAAGTTCTCTGTTTCTTCTGGTGTATCAAACAAACGCGCACGATACGCGCTTGCAGCAGCCGTCTTGACCGCATAAACCGCGGGGTTGGAGAGCGATGTCTCTGGTAGTTGCGTTGGTTCACCTGCTCCCGACAGCGCTTCCTCGTCCGACTGGAACTTGAGAAGTGGCGGGAGCATTCCTTCGTCAAGTGGTCCCTTGAGCGATTCCTGCACAACCTGGTCAAACGTGCCCGTGGGGAAGTCCATACGATACGCAGCGAGGTTGACCATCGGGACCAGCGCGCCCCACACAGGGATAATTTGGTAGGGGAGATTGATGTAACGAAGGTTGATGAGAATGCCATCCGCCTTGAAGGTCTGCTTTGCTCGCATGTTGATGTTCTTCGCGAACACGTTGAAGTCCTTCTTGCAATGGACGTTAAACTCACCCTTCGTCTCGATATCAATGTTACCCTTGCTGTAGAGCGTCGTATTGCCCCCAACATAGATGTTGCACTTACCGGACACCTTGACATTCTGGTCCTTCATCGTCAACTGATAGTTGTCCTTCATGCTCTTGTAGACAACAGTGCCATTCGGGTGGAACTCGATGAATGATCCCGAACGGTGGAAGATGTGGATACGTTCCGCACCAGGTGTGTCGTCTAGCTCAAAGATGTGCCCCGCCTCCGTTTGTTGCGCCTTGTTGAAGGGATATTGCGCCTTGTATGGTGGTGCCGGTTCGCTCCAACCTCCTGAATTGAAAGAGTCGGTGAACATCTGGCCAACGGCTCCAGAAATCGTAGGCGCAACTAAATTCTGGGCTAGCGTCTTGAGACGGGACCAGAATCCAGGTTTACCAGTCGCGACCTTGACCCCGCGCACAACAAACTTCCGCTTGTCTTTCAGGATGTTCTCTCCCATCGCGACCACGCCACCAGTGGCGAGTCGAGCAAACGATGGGATATTCAACTGGTCTGTGTGCGGATACACAGACCGTGCCATGTTCTCCATAATCTGCACACCACTCCCCACGGGAGCGTTACCCAAACTAGAGAACCGAGACGCGAGCCCCTGCACCTGACTCATGCGTTCTCGCACAGCCGCTGCTTGCGCGAGCCCGGGTACCTGACCAGGACGAAGTGCGGAGAACTGAACGAACTGCTGCGCCCCCGGAATCTGTGCTGCGATGTCCACACCGGCGGCGCTGGCCGCGACTCCTAGCCCCGGAATACTGACCGACACACCGGAATTCTTCAGGAACATCGGGTCAACAGACGCAGCGATGTTGAATCCCTTTTGGTAGTCGGAATAGGCAATGTTCAGGGCGCTCGCAAACGACGACGTAACGGACTTCGCAATCGTCGCGGATGTGAAGGCTCCGCGAATCGCGCCCGTGATCCCGCTCATTCCGCTGATCGCACCCGGAAGGGGCGCAAGTCCCCCGATGTCTAACTTGAGGGAGCTAATATCGATATTGATGCGCTTGAGTGGCACATGGGGTGCCAACAACAATTCGGCGTCAGTGCGAGCGTCAAAGAATCCAAAATTTGGCATGGCTTACGTACCTGGGATGACGCCGGGCGGAACACCGAATGCGGAAAGCACCGCGTTCTTGGCGACCTTCTTTACAAGGTTTCCGAGAAGTCCCGACGCAGTTGGTGCGGCAGGAAGCACACCAAACAGCATGGGCTGCTGCCCGAGTCGTCCGTCAAGGAAGAACCCAACAACCCAGTCCCCGTTTTTGTAGTTAGGCATCACAGTCGCTTGCGTAATCGGGAGCACAGGATACGACCACGGAAGCTCGTTTGTGGACAACTTAGCTTTGTCTGCATCATGCCAACCGATGATGCGAACCTTGCAGCGTCCCACCTTCATGGGGTCCTCTAGAGATTCCACGACCCCAATGAACCAATAAAATCCGTCCATCCCGACGTGAAAGGACTGCGGGTCGTTATTCATAGAGTTCACCTTCCGCGAACGACAACGCCTTCGTGCGGTGCGAGTCCGAACACACTTTCAAGTGCATTTGGTAATCAAACTGTCCGCCCCCGACTGGCGACATTTTATGCCGCACAGAAGTCACCAAATGCGGGCCCGTGAACAGGGGTGTTTCCTTTTGTGGAAACGAATCCGTGATGGACAACGTAGCATCCTGCATGGGGCGCGTTGATGGATACTGGATGTTCATCACCGACCCCGCATGAATGTCCGGATGTCCAGGCAACTCAATAAGCGTCTGGATGTGCGTAATCTCCCGCATCTGTCGATTGTGGAGCACAATCGCTTCATGGAGCCTTTGCTCTGGAGTGTCGGGGTCCGTCTTCTTCATCCACGTACCCTTGACGGACCACACGTTGGTTGGCACCGTGAATGTCCGGACGTTCTTCTTGAGACCGTGGTCAAAGTTCGGTGGATACACGGGTTCTTCACCTAGGTGTTCCGTTTTCTTGAACGTCTCTGTGTATCGGGAATCTTCAGTGTGCTCAATCTTACGGGCAAGGAAATCAAAGTGAATCATCTGACTTCGAAGCATTCCCCCGGCGATGTCCACGAGCACGTCTGCGGTCTGTTCTTGATAGATACGGGACACTCCGTTCCGCACCGTCTCGTCATCGCTCTTGTCTACGCCAGTAATGTTCCCCGGGTCAATCATGAACGTTATATTGCCGGCGGCCTTCTTTCCGTCCTTGATGAGTTTGGAGATGCTAGTAAAATGGAACCCCTCCAGCGTTTCAAAGAACACGAAGTTTGATTCCTTCTTGTCCTTCGTTTGCCCGAGCAGCGACAGGAAGTTGATTGCTTGGAGCGGAGTATAGTTGGGGATCGTAACAGTGATCTTTCCGTTCGTGTCCTCTAGCATCTTGGGTTTGTCGACCAAGAGATCCTTCTTCAGGATATCCTGCACTGCCTCTTTGACGGTCTTTTTCTCATATTGGCGGGAGATGCGTTGTGAAATACTAGCTACGAACTCTTGCGTCAAAAGGTCTAGTGAGAATAGACGATAATCGTGTCGGGGATACGACACGTCCCGCACCTTGACGACGCGGAACTGGCGAGCGAACTTTCGCACCTCACCCTTGTCGTCCTCCGTCTCAAACGAAAACCACAGATACTCAACACCAATAATGGGAATCAGTTCAATCAGACCGATATTTTCCAGCAACACAATACTCCCGCTGATTGTGTTGTCGAAGATGCTCTCATAGATGTCCACCTGCTGAAGGAACGACGACACATCTACACCTTGCTCTCCGTTCTTGACGCGCTTTTCTAACCCCGGAGAGTAGATGGAACATCCGGTGATCCGGACCTGACGCGGTTCAGTGTGGATGATAGCCATTAGCTAAACGCCTGCTCAAGTTCCGCCTGCAGGAGCGGAGCAAACTGCCGGGGCACAACGCGAATGGCGCGCTTTGCTTCGTTCTTAAAGACCTCGTCCTCCCATGCAGTTCGCGTGCTTCCTTTCCGTTCAAGGGGAAGGAGCGCATACGTCGTCGCATCCACATACCGACCATCAACCGTCAAATAGTAAGTGATCGCTGTTGCGGCTGCCTGGGACCCATACTTGCTGTTGATATAACGATTGAACTCATACTCTGTCAGAGGCCAATCAAACAACGTAAGAATGTTGTTCACGACAAGCACAATCCAAGTGAACTCCGGTCCACCATACACCTTCGTTGCGACCGTGTCCGGACGCTCTCCATCCTGCACCACATACGGATGAAATGCGGTCACCTGTTGCTTAACCTTCTCCAAGAGGATCGCGTGACACGTAATGTTGGTCAGGTTCACCGACCAGTTGGAGTTGTTGCCGGTATACCGATACGGAACACGCGGGAAGTATTTGAAGTAGTTCATGTCTTATTCCGCTCGTGGATCAGGGAACTGCGCCTTATCGTCCGCACCCACCATGTAACGCTGGTCGCGACCCAACAGCATGACTTCCTGAAAGTCCAACGTCATTGACGTAACCAATGGGAACAGTTCTTTCGGACCCTTCTTACTGACAAACGCGACCTTCCCACCAGCCGCCTGGTCAACAGTGAGGTTTTTCAACACACAACGTCCGATACGATTCGCGTTCCGGAGAGCGTCAAACTGCGGGGGCTCAACGTTGCCACCAGCCGCCGTATTGGTTTCCAACTGGAATGGACCATACGCATCACTCCCAAACAAGTTGATAGTCCACTCATAGGGATAGCCCATCATGTAGGCAGCTTTGGGGCCGAGCTTTGCGTCTGCGTTAAGATATACAGGGAGCATGTAGAACCGGAACATGTTGACGATCTTTCCGATGGCGACCGCCTCGTCATACGTGCGCGGGATCATGATGTATTCAAATGTCCATTCCCGAAACTGCTGTGTGGAAAACAAGATATCCGTGCGGGGATTGACTTTCTGCCCCGGGCCGGCTTCAATCTGTGTACCAAACTTCCCGACGAGTCCTGATGCGGCTGCCCTCTTGACGAACTCACCCATTGTGCCCGCATCCACGTCTTTGGTAAACTGTCCGAGTGTTCCGAGCGCGGTGTCCCCGACACCCTTCGCTTGCTCCATGATGTTCTGCCCCGTATTCATGGACGCGATCTTCTCGATGGTCTGCGCGGCCATCTCCATCATCATACCAGAGAACTCGGTCGTGTCGTAGGTCACTGACATCTGCGAACGAAGTGCGCTCGTCGGGAGATAGAGCGCAGCCGCCATCACGACTTCATCCTTTCCCGCACCCTCACCAGCGCCGGCGCGGCCGACGTGACGACCTTTCCGCACGTCAAAGCGGAGCCACTTGTTGAAGTTGGCAACATCGCCGGGATAGCGTAGAACTGTGTCTGCCATGTAGGTGTAACCTCGGTAAGTATTTAGCAGGGTTCTCCGGAGCCGCCTAAATATCTCGATGAAGTATAACCAGGGATTCTTTCACCCGCAAAACCCTCAAAAGTATGTAGGGGACGCGGGCAACATCATCTACCGGTCTGGACTGGAGTGGAGGCTCATGCGCTACTTTGACCAGAACAGCGGTGTGCTTTCGTGGTCAAGCGAGGAAATCAAGATTCCCTATGTGCGTCCGGACGACGGAAATTATCATCTCTACTACCCGGACTTCCTCATCAAGGTACGCTCATCGGACGGGGGAACGCGCACGTTCCTGATAGAAGTCAAGCCCATGAAGCACACACGGCCACCAGCACAGCCGAAGACGCGAGCGCAAGAGAAACGGTTCCTCAAGGAAGCAACGAACTTTGCCGTCAACCGAGCGAAATGGGACGCTGCCGAAAAGTGGTGCCGGAGTAAAGGTGTGACGTTCCTCATCCTCACGGAGCAAGAGATAGAGGGGACCTTCAAGTAATGCCAGCACAGAACATGTTTGAGTCCATTCGGGCCCGCATCATGGGGAGTCCGGCATTCAAACCAATGGAGAAGCGGGCTCTCTTCTGGTTCAAGACATTCCAGACAGATTTGATGCGTTGGCAACGTTCTCTAGGCACTATCACGTTTGCGGAACTCCAGCGGGAACCCATCGCCAAGCGATACGTCTCCCCGTCGCATATCATTCCGGGGCATCTTTATTTCTTCCTGTATGAGCCCGAGAACGTCAAGACCCTCCCTTACTACGACCGATTTCCC